CTTTGCCATGACATAAAGCTACAGAACTTGGAACCCAATCATGTACGGTTAACTTAAGCTCTTCCTGCACTTCATGGTGGTGCTTGTACTTGTGTGAAAGAAATGGCAACTTAAAGTGAATCACCTCAATGTCTGGCATAACCTTTAGACAAAGGTTAAGAAGTACAGTTGAGTCTTTCCCTCCGCTCCAAAGCACAGCAGGACGCCGGGCTCGGCTAAGGGCTTTGTGTATTTTGTCTATTGAACCAGTTAATTTCATTAGAAAGCCGCTCCTAATCCGCCAGCAATTCCGCCAATAATTCCACCCATCATGCCGCTACGGCCAGCACTTGCTGCAGCATTTGCCTGCATGGCAGCGGTACGTTCAGCAATGTTGGCTTGATATGGCATAAATGCAGACTGAAATGCCATTTGGCTCTCTGGATTGTACAAGCCCGGACCTGCCATTTGTTGTCCGCCTAGCGCAAACTGTTGGGCTTGCCCCATCGACCCAGACAAGATTGGCTGACGATAGAACGCCTGCAAGATCGGTGCCTGCGCCCCCTGAAGCGCCCCCATAGCGGCTGCGCCAATTTGAGCCTGTTGCCCCTGAAGGCCAAGCATAGCCTGCTGTCCGGCGATGCCTTGTTGCGTCCGCTGTAGAGCTTGTTGCAGAGCTTGATTTTGAGTCTGTTGCGCCAGAGCTTCTTGCCCCATTGCCTGCTGGTATTGCTGTCCTTGTAAGTTAAGGCCCAGCTCTTGCAGTCCAACGCGTTGTCCAAATTCTTGAGCTTGGGCTTGTCTAGTTGCCTCTTCCTCTGTCATGGCCTGCCCAAATCGTTGAGCCTGCGCACCAGACAATGCCTGTTCTTTTGCTCCGAGTTGACCAAACTGTTGAGCCTGCGCTTGAGCTAGAGCTTGTTCGCGTGCGCCTAATTGTGAAAATTGTTGCGCTTGTGCTGCTCGCGACATGTCTTCTTGAGACAATGCTTGTCCAAAAGCCTGACCTTGCGCACCAAGATTGTACGCCTCCGCGCCTGCCTGCCTTTGGTAGGCTTGCTGTAAAGCCGGGGTATACAAATCCGAGATTGTTCCCATTGCTTGCTGGGCAGCAGCCTGACGCTCGCGATAGCGTTGGTTTGCCAACTCTTCACGCCCTAATATTTCTGCTCCGATTGCCTGCGGGCCAAGAGCCATTCCACGGGCAGCGTAAGCCTCGCGAGCAGCTTGGGTAGCTAGACGTGCTTGTTCTGGCGTTAAAGATCTTCCTGCGGCTAAATCTAAATTAACCTGTTCACCAAGCCGCTGCGCACCTTCTGCAACTCCGGGGAGTTGATTCATGTATGCATTAACAAGCCCAGTGTCTATTTGCCCCAGCTTAGACTGCATTTGTGGGCCAGCAACCTGACCCGTGTAAAGCCCAGCTTGATATGCAGGTTGATTTAAAAAGTCTTTCCCTACCTGATAAGGTTGAGCTTGAAGAAAATTTTGCCCTACTTGATACGGCGTTTCTTGGGTTCCTCCAAAATTGTACGCCTGCATTCCGCCAAGCGTAAGATCGGCAGACGGGCCTTGAATCTGACCAATATACTGCCCATAACTTGGCCCTTCTACTTCTTGCTCGTAAGCCGTGTAAGTTGGCCGCTGTACAGATTGTTCTGTAGCAGTTCTTGCAAGCTCGCCCATTCCAGACACAGCTTCTGCATACCCCGGAGTAAGTTGGTTAAAGGCTTGCTGATACGCCCCTAGTCCAAGTTCTGGAGATGTTATCTGTCCAAGCTCGCCTTGCCGAAGTCGCGTTTGGTAATCTGTTTCAATGTTTGCAAGCTGCGGATAATATTGGGCAAGCTGCCCCATCTGCCCAGAAAGCAAAATGTTATTAACCTGATTTTGAAGGTTAGCATACGCCGCCTGACCGTAAACTGGGCTTGCTTCAGCAGCGAACAACTTAGGCGCAAGGTCAATTTGAGCCTGAAGTGTATCTTTTGAAATTTTTGAATAGTCTGGCGCTGGAGCCGGAGGTGGTGCTTGTACAACTGTTTTTGATCCGCCCATAGGTTATTCCTTGATTAATGCGCTGCGAAAGAACTTAAGAACCAGCTTTGGAGTAAACGGTTTTGGCTCACCCCTTCTGTAGTACAAAATACTTGAAGGTTTTACTCCTCGGTTACAAAACATGTTCCAAAGTTCCAAGGTTGCATATTTACATTTTGAGTACAAAAAATCCAACAGATACAAATTGCTGTCTGGTTGCTCCCAGTTAAAATTTACGTCAAATGCATGCTTGATAGGCCTAAACACTACAAACGCCCACCCATCTTTTGTTCTTAACAAATTTAAATTTTTGTTATGGTAATGAAACGCAAGCATTTGATCTAAAGTATTTTTATCAATGTCTTCAGGGAACAGCCATTCGTGTTCTTGCTTTTTCTGAAAAGCAAAATCCACAAATTCATCCCATAATGACACGGTAGCGTTCATTTAATTAAATGATCCCCAGTGTGTAACTTGAGTTGGGTTATCTTGAAGAGCAACGAAAACAAACTCTTGAGTGCCGCTCGTGGCTGCAGCTGTTACTATGTTTATGGCAACTGCGCTTGGCTGAAAGTTGATCGTGGCGCTGCCAGAAAATGCCACCTTAAAGTTAAACGTCGCCCCATTCTTGCAGTTCCCCGGCAGCTTAACGGTTTGTACAGCCGAAGCGGCTAAGGTGTACTTGTAGAACTGTGAAAATGTGTTTGCTGCTGTTACTGACGGCTGTCCTGTTCCGCTTAATGTGGCCGACACAAACGAGGCTAACGGCGAAACGGAAAGTGCAATTGCACCGGGGGCGTTGGTTACAGTCAGGTTAGACCCAACAGTCAATGTTCCTTTTGTGAACTGGCTGGTCGTTGTGTTGCCGATTAAAAGCTGTCCGTTTGTGGCAGGAGACAGTGTACCGTTGACCGCTTGACTAAGTGTTGCACTCTTTAAAGCTCCGCCAACTACAACAGCAATTTGCGCAGATGAAAGTGAATTGACTTGCGCAGTAGTAATAGCAGCTTGTTCCGTGATAGATCCCGGCAACAAAGTGGCGTTATCGACATGAGCGTTTAAGTTGTCAATTGTAACTGTTGAGTTACCTACTGCGTATGTGGTGCCTTTTTGAATTTGCAATGGCATAAATTACTCCTGACTAATCATCGGTCTGCTTGCAGTAATAGCATGTGCTGTAATACCTTTCAAGGCTGGTCTTCCAGAAACAAACACTACATAAAAGTCTATTGAGGAACCCCGCATGGCTACTCTTGGCCTTAATGTTCCGTCTGAGTTTCCTGTAAAGTTGTAAGTTAAAATATACTCCCCATAATCTGGGTCGTGCGCTTGTGCGTATATAGCAACATAATCATTCAACACGTTGTTAAATTGAAACTCTGCTCTGCTATATCTTTTTTCTGACAAAGATCCAAAAGTAAATTCCCTTGTTCTTACTAAAGAAACAATTGCATTAAGAACTCCATTTGAAAGTAATTGTTCTGGGAGCGCAAATGGCAACGTTGCTCCTTCTCCGGGTTGATATGCGTCACCGCTTTCACGTTCTCCTTCAAGAAAAACGCCTCCAGCCTGAAGAGGGTCTGTGCCATTAAAGTTAGTAAGTATAAACAACCTTTTTTGAGTCAAATACCTACAAACAATTAAATTATCTGCATTTAATCCAATAGGGTAAAAATCTACGCTTTCCCAGTTTTTGTTTAACAGGTTGTAAATTAAAATCCTGTTGTTTCTAATTGGAGGATTAAGCGGATCTATTTCTTCGTAAACAGGAATGGCAATATAAAACCTATTGTCATAATAGTTTGCCACTGCATCCTGCGCTTTGCTGTAATCAAGATAATCAAAAATGTCTGCAATCGGTTCAGACAACGGCATTGTGTTCCCAATAACCTTAAGGTCTAGCTGCGGAGTAAGTAGGTAAACTCCTTTTGCCGAGAGAAACAAAACATACTGACCAGCGTTTACGATGGTGCGCCTAGCCAGACATCCAAGCTCATTAGTGATAATTGTAACCTGACTATTGCTTGGTTTTGTGATGTCGAACCGTGGATCAATGTACGCCAAGTACACTGAGTTCTGCATGAACACCAAAAATTGGTTTTCGATCCAAGGCAAAAATCCAACAATTGAATCATTGCCGCCTTGGTTGATAAGAAAGTCGTTTAACTGAAGGTCAAACTGTTCAGACAAAATGTCACTGACAAGAATCTGTTGGTTTCCACTTTTTACAACCAGCCTGTTCTGAAAATACACGCCAAAGTCTGCTGGAGGTACAGACACGGTCAAAAACGTCAAAGCCGTACCAGTGCTTGGGTTTGTGTACTTTTGATTTGCAACCGTGAATGTAGACGTGTTTGAGTCCCAGATTAACGGTGGCTTGCCACGAACCGTCGTGAACCCAGTAAGTGCCGTGTTAGCTGCAAATGAGACACCAGTCGTGTTTGTGAACTGGTAGGTAAACGTGCTTGCCCCGGTGACAGTGATAACGTAATTGCCGTCTAAGGCAGACTGAGTTCTAAAAGTAGTCGATCTAACCGTAACTTCATTGCCAGTCGAATATCCATGTGGCGTTGTCGTCGTGACGGTAACTGTCCCTGTAGCGTTAATCCCAATAATAGGATTAGTCACGCTTGCCGTAAAGACAGTGGAATCCGCCTGCCCGCGAAAGATGTACAGTTTGTTAAGTGCCTGAACAGCGTTGGCAACACCATCAATTCCAATGGCTCTTCCAGTAGGAAACATGTACGGCCCAAGATAATCTTGAGCATAACCACCTTGCTCTGGTCTGAACAAATACATCCGATCCGTAAAGATCAGCGCAATGTTGTCTCGCCCAAGACTGTCTACCCACGGGTCTGACCCTACCATCACAAGAGGATCAAGATCGTTGTTAGTCAATCTCTGGCACCCTCTTCTAGGCTGTGCAATTCCACGCTGAAGCCGGACATTAAAAGCTGCTTGCAAAATGCCTTGCGGCAAGTTGGCAGGATCAAGCCTACTGGCAAAACCAGTGTAGCTGTTGTCTGATTCAGCTTGTGGTTGTGCTGGCATTAAGAGATGAGTTTACTTAACTTATCTACAATCCGCTGAAGATCATCGCGCAGCTCAATCATGCGCTCGTTGTGCATGTCTTCACCTTCTTCTTCACCGCCCTCTTCCTCGTACTCTTCTTCTTCACCATAACCGCATTCAGAGCAGCAGCCGTTCTCTTCCAGAGGAGACCCGCACTCGGGACAAGACTTCTTTCTGGAGCCCATCGGGCTTCCAAGAAACATTAATAGAGCTTTAGCATCAGTTTTAGGCATACGCTTGTTCAAACAATTCGGCTTCTGCATCTCTGCGCTTCCGTAGTCCAGCCGTATCGGGCCACAGGCGTTTCATTTTACGAAATAAATTTGGTATATCAGAATATTTTTTGTTAATCAAACATGCTTTGATGTCTGACATTTCAATTCTGCGCTCGCCATTTAATGATCCGCCTCGATTAAATATAAGGCTTAAAAGTGCAGACGCAGCATCTGGATGCAGAGCCTCAGCCTGCGGATAAGTTCTGAGCATCGTCAGATAAAATCGAGGAACAGTATGCTTGTTAAAAACCTCAACAGCAGCCTCCCAAGGAACTTCAATGTCTTTTACAGAAGGCAAGACAGTCATGGCTGCGCGGCCTTTTAGCCCACAGCATTCTTCTAGCGAGCCAACATCTTCCTGAGTAAGGAGTGAACCCCAATCGCCACGCAACTGACTAACAGTGTTGTAGCCGCAATCCCAGCCAACGCCAATAGTGACGCCTGATTCAACTCCGGGCCATGTTGGTTTTTTAAGACACTTTTCATAATACGCCTTCCCGCCAGTCTCTTGGTCTACAATAAATTTAAGACCTTTTTCTGACAAATTCATTTCCATAATGTTTTATACAGCTTTGCTGTTGTGTAAATAATTGCAAGAACGCCACTAACAACACGGACTATCTGCTCTGCTTCAGATAACGAGATTGCAATTGCAGCAACATTTACCCCTAAAACAGATGCTACTTCCTTAAGGTCGTCGAACATTTCGCTTGGGCTTTCCATTCGATTTAGGAGTTAATGGTTTAGGTTTAACTGGCTTTACGGGATCGGAAATTGTTGAAAACCAACTTAGCCACACATAGTTGCAAGCAACTCCAATGTTAAGAACAAACTCAGTAACTGGCGGTTCTTGGTGCGCAAATATATTGGCCACGCTTCCGCAAATTGTCACTGTGGTTGCAAGTTTACACAGATGCGAGGCATATGGATGCTTGTAAATTGCACTTTCTTCGTGCCCAAAAATCTTCAACCAAAGATGAATGGCCGAAACTGCCAAAACACTATTTGCGAGTGCGTTTAGTAGGACTAGGGGACTCAGGTTCATGTTTGGGAATCAGCTTCTCGCTTAACGTCTCTACAGCTCTCAAGCCACAAAATCCAAGAAGAAAGCCTGCGGCAAATCCATACTGAGGCTCACTGTCTAAATGGGCAACCTTAAGAAGTAGAGGAGTTACATAATTTGCGCTAGCAGCTCCTCCAATAAGAGATGTAATGGTACGAGGAAGGTTTTGTCCTGCCTGCTTGGAAGACATTAAGATCGCTCCGAACAAGCCAGCAACAGCAAG